TTTATCACGTAAGTAAGATACGTCTTCGATTGCTGTATACTCTAATCCTTTTAAAGTATCGATTTTAGTAGTTGTATCATTTCCTCTAACTGGAAGATAGAAATCTTCAGTTAAATTCATCATATTGTACTTTAAGTTATAATCGCCTGTTTGAGGATCAATATATGGAGTTTTCTTAATACGTTGCTTCATTTTCTCCATGTATCCATCTACTTCATTTGGAGCTATATTTCCAATGTTTGTATAGAAAATACGTTTTTCAGGTGCACGCATAATACGATGTATCAACATCGCATCTTCCATTAAAGTTAATTGCTTGAATATTTTACGACCTGGTTCAAGATATGAACGGCCATAAGGCAAATATGATGGGTCTGATATTAATCTAAAGTGAGCTATTTCGTAATTTTCAAAATAATCATCTTTATTTGTGTTTGTAGCGTATCCGTATGATTGATTTAAGTTAATCTTAAAACGCACATATGATGGATTGTTTGGATTAGATCCTTCTTCGCGTTGCACATCATATACAGAAAATGGGAGTGCATTATACACACCAAATTTTTCTGCAATATCTAAATGCAAATAAAAATCACCATACTTACACATCGTTCTAATCCATGACCATAGATTAAATTCTACGTTTAGAACTTCATAAAATAAATTATAAAGTACACGTTGTGTTTTCTCGTTTGGAGATTTTATATGTAGTACTTCACCCTGCTCGTTTTTTAGAGTAGCTTCATCAGCTATGATATCTAACGCTGAAGCAATGATAGCATCTGTATCCATTGCCTCATAGTCCGTGTAAAGTGAAGTACGTAATGTTTGGTAATTCATTAATGGAGTATATGACAATTTTGAATTGCCAGCATGAATCCGATTGAATCTATCTATTAATGAATTGGTTTGAATATTACCGTAAGTCTGTAGTCGGTCAACATCAATCGTACGTAATTGATTACCTCCTACATTTCTAATTATTACATCAGTGGAGAATAATCTTCTTAGTCGTCCGAATAGACTAGTATCTATTGCCATATTATTTTGTGTTACTCAATATGTAGTATATGTTATAAATATACAAACATAATAAAGAAATTTAAAGGAGCCAATTTAATGATTCTGTATTGCCATGAGTGTCTCTCATTTGCCAAGGATTATCACTCATATAAGTTCCTGAACTAATACCTGAAGATGCTATATTGATTCCATTTAGTGATGCTTTAGTCATTTCTAGTCCATTTTGGTGATATACTAATGCTGTATCTCTAATATATAAACCAAATGATAATGCCATTGTTAAATCGTCATTATATCCTCCTTGGGCTTGTGCTTTGCCATGATCCCAAATAAATGTTCTTAGTTCTTCTAATTGGCGTTTAGAATAAAATACAAATTGCTTATCGCGTAATGAAGATTCTAATTTAGAAATAAATAATGGGCGTGTTTTAGATGAGTTAGTCAATCCAGGAACGGTCTGATCATTTTCCATCTTGTACACAAAATTATCAATCGACATATCACCACCTTTAGGAGAGTGATACAAATTTGAATAACCACGTTCAATAATTGAATTAATAACGTCCCATCCAATATTTGCATTTTCAATTACTAATAATGCTGAATTATATTCAATAGCGGCTGTAATTAAATTATTTGCAAATTCACGAGTACCAATTTTAGATTTAAATTCAGCTACTTGTTTATATGCTTTAGTTGCTATAATATGAAATGTTGAATAATCACTTCCGTCACCACGAGCAACGTCAGCACATACAACATATGTTTCAGACGGATCTGGATATTCCCAAATCCAATAATCACCACCCATACCACGTCTTTCAACAGGATCCATAATGTGATTCTGCTCATAGTATTCTAGAATATCGTTTGTTACAACGTTATTACCAGAAGCTAAAAAGTCACATTCATATTCTTGGGCAATTTCTTGAGTGCCCATATTTGCCTTTTCATTCTCGAACCATTGAGCATCACGTTCAGGATGTACATCCCAAGGTAATTTGATTGGTAAAAATGAATTTTCGTTATTGATAGCACCAACCCAAGTTTTATGGAACCAGTTACCAATACCATTTGGAGATGATAATGCTATGCATCCACCACCAGATGAAATTGTAGGTTTAATTGCGGTATAGATCCGATCAATCCCGTCAATAAATGCAGCCTCATCAATTAGTAGTAACGATACAGCGTATGAACGACCAGCATCGGAAGCAGCTGATGATGCAACGATTTGGGATCCATTAGATAATTTTAATGATAATTTGTTATTTGAATCGGGTTTTTCTTTACCTTTAAGCCAAGCTGGTAATTGTTGGTACATAAATTGTACCTTATCTACCATGTTTACAGCTGTTGATTGCTTAGTTGCAATACATAATACTGTTTTATCTTTATGAAACAACATTGTCCATAATGAAAAACCAGCAGCTAACGTTGATATACCTAATTGACGTGATTTATTAATGATTGTATAATCATTCTTTAACCATAACTTCAATACTTGCTCTTGAAATGGGTATAGATTAAAATTTACACGTCCCCTAGTTGGGTGTTGTACCATACAGTACTTACGCATAAAGTGGATAGGATCTGTTAAACATTTAACATACTCCTGCCGCATTATATCCTTTATACTTTGTTCGCTCATTTAATCCAGTTTTCTAATGCTTTTAAATATCCATCACCCATATGGTCTTTGACAGTTTTGCCTGAAAATAATGCTTTAAGATATAACCAAAGTGATCTTAATGATGATTCTTTTTTTAATATATTACCATCTGTATCTAATCTTACTTGGTAGTTTACGTGATGAAATCTAATATATGGTACATGAGTTACTAAATCGTTTTTATGTACGATTCGTAGAGTATCTATACCACTATTATCGTAATTTTCTTTGAATACTTTATTACCAACTCTAGGACTACCAATAGTTGTTGATTTAACGTTATAATGTGGGTAATGTTTTTTAATTGAGTGTGCATACAATGTTGCTACTGCTCCACCTAAACTATGCCCACAAACTACAATATCTGTAGCTTCACCTTGTAGATTTTCTAATGCAGTATCGATTGCATCATATGTATCACCTACTACTGATTCCCAGGAACTCTTGAATCCAATATGTACTTTCTCACCTTCGTTTATAAATGGTACTTTATCAATTGAAGCATCGTTTTGAAAATCCTTCTTTGATTCGCTGCCTCTCCACACAACATATATAGTTTTATCTTTTACTGCTACAAATCCTTGTGTGTCTGATTTTTTATGTTCGATCCATTTTACTAATTCTAATCCATAATCATCCCATATGATTTGATCTTGGTTGGAATAAGCTAACACTGCTAATTTAGCGTTATATAATGCTTCGTTTCTTGTCATAATATATTTTTGTATATAAATATATAGAAAAAGAAAAGTCCGCTAAAAGCGGACTCTCTAAATAAACAAACATTATTATGAAAAATCTTATACTTCTGCTTCAGCGTCTTCAGCGCCAACGATAGCGGCAGCATCTCTAGTTTCTTTATCAGAAATTTTAGGTATACCGTATTTCTTTTTAGTGATACGGAATTTTTTAGCTAATTCTAAAGTAACTGGATCTTGTGTTTGAATTAATCCATCAGCATATTGTTGAGCAATTTCTTGTCCTAATTCATCATCGTTAGCTACCATAGATTGCATTTTATCAACATATTGTTGTTTTCCAGCAGCGTTATCAGCCTTACGATAAGCTTCACGAGCACGTTTGTAATCTAATGTTTTAGCAGCTAATGCTGCGCGATCTGCAGGAAGCATGTAATCTGGATTAGCTTGAGTAGCAGCAGTATACTCAATATCACGACCGAATTTTGAACCGCGGTCTTGAGATGGAGTAACCACACCAGTTGCTTTTTCAAATCCTGTTGACACATCTTTTTGTGAGGCACTAAACGGCAGTTCATCATATGATATTTTTTTCTTTCCAATCGCACCAATTACTAGTGGACGAATAAAAGATTGTTGTGATGCATATTGACGATCAGGATTAGCTTCGTTATGAAACTTTAAAATATCTGTAGCTGTTAATGCTTCGCCTTTATCTTTTAATACTTTAACTATATCAACTAAACTTCTAAATTCTGATTTTGATAATTTACCTTGTACACTTTCTAATTCACCACGAAAATCTGGTTTCAGTGAGTATTTTACTTCAGCAGCACGAGCCATTTCTTTAATTGATGTATTTCCAAGTGTAGCAGCTTTAACTGTTGGGTCTTTTTTTATAGCATCTATTGTTTCTTTATCACTAGGATCTACATTTATTATTTTGTCCCCTTTATTAGCATCAGCGTAATCAATAGTCATTGGTTTAGTAGCTTCACCCATGATCTCCTCACGTACTATTTTATTAATTATTTCTTTTAATTTATCTTCCATTATTTTGTTTTTTGAATAGAAATTGTCTATTATAAATATTATTATTTTTTTAACTCATTTAATATGATAGCAATTCTCTCCTCAGTACTACCTTTAATTTCAACTACACGTTTAGCAGGATATGTTTTTAAAAACCATTTAATAGATAAATCAATCTTATGCCGATATTCAGCATTAGTTTCTCTAATACCATTATCTTCAATTTCTACACCTTCTGGCGATACATAAAAGATAATATCGTATTGCTTAGCCAACAACATAGCTGCGTCAAATAATATCTCCTTTTCATTAGACTTAATCGACCTAGCTTCTTTAGTAAATGCGCAAACATCATATACTGTTCTGTCAGTTAATAGATTATCATTAAATAATTCACTCGCACGCTCAGCAATGAAAACCAACTGACCTTTAACACTAGAGTCAGTATTTAATGGGATACCTAAATCACTCAAGTATTTAGATCGTTCAACACACCCAGTATAATCCTTAAACTCATCTAATTCTAATAATGCTTTAACCAATGTAGTTTTACCTACAGACATTGTACCTGCTAAACCTATTTTCATCGTGCTAACCCTAATTTAATTGCTTTGTTGTGACTAACTTCCTTACCATTCTTTGGATTGATGTATGTTCTATGAGCAACAGGAATCCAATGATTATCTCTATGAGTATAATCAAGAATATGATTATATCCCTTAGGATAAAAACATTCTACCGATATAGGTCCGGATGGATTTTTGTCTAGGTCGTATGTCCATACATCTCTCGTACCATCTGCATGATTAAATTCACGAGTATATTTACGTTTTTGTGGTTGGATCACACCTTCAGTAATTAACGTTTCACGATTTTTGGGTCTACCCCGTCTTTCTGATTTCATAATATTAATGTTTGTTTAATATAAATATAATTAAGAAACAAATATTTTACTCTATTCCTGTTATTTGTTCTAATATATCTCTTTGAATAAGCTTTTCAGCAACATAAATACCATGTGCGCCTGATACTGTAATTCCACGAGCTGATAATGCATCACCTACAAAGTGTACATTAGGATAATCATTCAATGATAAATCATGGTAATTAACTAATGGTTCAGGTGATAAGTACTTAACTTCAGGAATGTACATTCCCCAATCATCACCCATTTCAGGGAATACTTGTTTCATATCTTGAATAAAATCCCAAATATATTTAAAATATCCATCAAGTGCAGGTTCAACTACATGAGCAAGTGTATCTAAACTAATTCGAGTAGCTGATACATCATTACCTTCTGATGTTGTAGATGGAGTTCTAGATGGTGAATAATACAATCCAGTTCCGTGTTTTTGTAGGGTTTGTACTACATTTCTACTCCAAGCAAATGGATCTTCGATACCCTTAATTTCCATTAGGATACCAAAGTTAGTCATATTGTTCCGGAATTGTTCCCCTTTTTTCGCATGACCATTGTAAGTAACATCACCATAAGTTTCCTCAACGGCCACATAAGCAGCGTTATTATTAGTGCAGAAACTACGAAGAGATACGTTATCGAATTTCTGATAAAGTTTGAAATCATAGCTGATATCGATTAATTTTTGAAAATATTTTTGTGGTGCTTCAAATCGAACACCAATTTGTACTGATTTAGGTTCTGTAGGTAATGTATATTTGTCGGATAATGATTGAGCAAAGTCAATACCTGATTTACCTACTGCAAATATTAATTCATCATATGATATTATTTCTAGACTATCTTTAATATCAATATATTCGGCTTTAAAATCAATAGCTGATACTTCTGCATTCCATTTAAATGTA